TTCCCCAAGTATTGATCAAGCGCATCACTATTCTTCCACTTCGCCACCAAAAGTCACCCCCCAACTCCATTCCATGTGAATCAGGTTCGTTTCGTCTTCGTACTGCACAGATTCCAATGACCACGTAACCCCCAGCTCGTCCAGAACGTTCTGCACATCATCGGCCAAAGGATCAAACTCTGTTTTGGTAAACAGATCCACCGTGCCAACGATATTCTGCTCGCTTTTGCGGTTGTTACTGTGGAACGAATTTTCCTCGCCGGATTCCGCCCATATCAGACACGGAACATCTTTGACCGGTCGCCAGTAGTGATAACACTTTGGCGTAATCGAAGCGAACGCAATGCCCATCTGCTGGAGTTTACTCTGTAAAGACATCATAAAAGTCCTCCAATCTGGTCAGCGTCAGGTCGATAGCGTCCTGGTCAAAGATTCGCTCTGCCGGTTCAATGCGATACTGCTTGCCGTCTTCGGGGATCGCATACTGCACTCCCTCCGGAAGCTCCGGAGTGTTCCAGCACCGGATCACATAATCGTATTCCCGTGCCGGCCCACTCGCAGAAAATCGCCGGTTAATCCCGGAAGTGCGCTTCGCATAAAACGCTTCACCCTTCTTTACGAGCATTTCTCTTGGCATAAAGCCTGGTGCAGCCCTGTTTTCCAAAGCATACAGAGAAACGATTCCACCTTCACGCATTGGAATCACCCCAATCCGTATATTGTGAATTCATCAGCATTTGCGCTTTCTGTTCGTCATATGACTCTTTCAGCCGATTGTATTGATGCTCCTCAAGCTGCACAAAACCGAAGTTCAGTTTGCAGTAAGTAATGACCGCCCTCTGCACAAGAGGCAGAATGTTGTCTTCCACGAGCAGGCTCGCTTTAACATCAGCAATGCCAATATCAGCAAATGCAGCAAAAATCAGATCAGTTAATTCATCATCATAAGCAGTTGAGGTGACACGGCACGCCACCTTCACTTTGTCGAGCAGAGCCATGTCACGCCCTCCTTACTTTTTCTTAGTCGCCGCCTTCTTCGGTGCGGTCTTTTCCTTCTCGGGTTCGGCAGAGCCGGTTTCAACCAGAACCTTATAAATCTCCGGAGAGACTTCAATCGTCTCCCCGGCCTTATAGGATATTCTAGTATCCCGTATCAACGTTACCGTCATGCCTGAGCGAAGCGCACGAACGCTGCAGTGTCGATCAGCTCACCATCTGCCAGGCAAGCACCACGGAACTGGATGTTTGTAGTGGTTGCTGTCTCGAACGGCTTAACCTCAAGCGCCTTGAAGATGTTGACCTTGTATGCCTTCGGATCGCCGTAGAAGATTGTCTCTTTGCTGGACACAAGTGCTTCAGACATGAGCACTACATCATGACCAAACAGCTTGAATGAGAAGCCGTCATTGATGATGTAATCGTTCAGCTGTGTCAGCGTGAGAATGTTCTCATAGAACATAGCAGGTGTCATGATCCAGATAGCACCGCTCTGATATGCGGAGTCAAGCGCGCCCATGATCTTCAGTATGGAAGCCTTGGTCACAGTCGCCGGGATTGCTGTTGCGCTTGCTGTTACGGAAGCAGTAAGACCCTTCAGGCTGTTTGTTCCGGTTCCGACCAGGATGTCTTTATTAATCGCATATCTGATCTGGCCAGTCAGGTTGTCGACGATCCAGTTGTGAATCGCATCGATCGCCATATGCTCGATGTCAGCACCGACCGTGAGCAGTTTTACATACTCATTCGGGATCAGATCAACATATCCGACCACATCGCTGGATTCATTGATCGTGCCGCCAACCGCCTGGGAAGCAGCAGCGTTGTTCGTGGTTGCTTTCGGGAAACGCACATAATTCGGGAACTGCGTTACATCAACTTTGCCAAGCAGCTCCGCAGGTTTGACCAGGCGATCCCACACAGCATTGACTGTCATGGTCGGGATGACGGCTCCGGCGCTTGCAAGTGCTGCGCGTTCCTCTGCATCAAGCTCCCTCTTAATGATATTTTTCACCCATGCATTTCTGTATTCAACAGAGTCGATCCCAAACATCTCTTTTTTCCTCTCTTCTTTTTCGAATGTTTTCACAACAGTTCCCGCGCCGGAAGCAACCGCAGAACGAATCTCTGCCTTTCTCGCTTCTTCGGCCTTTCTGGACTCCATTTCTTCCTTGATCGCCCGGACTTCATCCTCAAGCGCATCAAGATCCGCGCCATCGGTATCGACCTCGGCAGCAATCTCGGCTTTTCTGGCTTCCAGTTCTTCAATGGTCATTTCTTTGATTTCCATCGTTAAACCTCCAACAGTAATTTGATTTTCTGTTTCTGTTTCTCGCGCTTCTCCTCCTCAAGTCGCTCCGCTTGTTCCATTTCAATCACTCCGTTGAAATAGTCACGAGTTGAAACGCAAAGCTCTGTTCCAGGATTGGCTGGAAAGCTGACCGGTGACACATCGAACACCTTTGCAATCCGTTCAATCACTCTGGTATGTGTTGCCCGATCGTAGTGATCACCATCATCGGCAACCTTAAACGCAAACGACATACTCGGATAATTGCCTGCAGCGATGTCTGCAAATAACTCCCGTGCCTTTTGCGTGATACCCAAATTTGTGCGCTGGGCAAGACCGTGCTCATCAGTCCATACTTCACAAGTACCTGCGGAACTCCGTGCATATACGCGTCCTACATGATCTACGCGGAACACAACATCAGACAGATCCGCATCGTCAAACGCAGTCGGCAGGATCTGCTCTTTGTAATCGATGCCGTCACGCGTGAACAGCGTATATGGCTCAAACGTGGACGCATAACCCTCAACAAAAAAGGAAGGCTCTGCGCCCTCATCGCTCTGAGCTATCCTCAGCTCCATGCTTCTATATTCTCTGTCATCCTTCATCGTTTCCAACCTCCGTTACCTTTTCGTCAGCATTGTAGTACTCACCACGGATGATCCGTGCGTCACCACCATCAACCGGCGGCAAGTTCCAAATCTCCCTGACATCGTTTATACTCATAATCCCACGGTCGAGCATTTGGCTAGAAACGTTCAGCTTCTCGGCATTGCTCAGATACTGCAGCCGGTTCGCTGTTGCCATGATCTTGTTGCCTTGGGACTGTTCCCGGAGCGTAAACAGCATCTTCGTCCCGACCTCGCTGAACTGGATCGCAAACGGTTCGATCGCTGATTCGTAATATGCCGTCCATGCATCTCCGTATGCCTTACCCTGAAGGACATCTTCGTTCATGGTGAAGTATTCAAAGACACCATCCTTGATAATCTTCATCTGGTCGGCATCGATGACCCACGGCTTCACATCCACCTGTTTTATATCGTTATATGTGTTCGGGAACAGCAGTATCCCATACGGATCAGCCTCTTTGGAAAAGTTTTCTTCCGTGAATCGTTTCCGCTCCTTCCTCAGGTCATCGACTTTGGAGAAGTTTCCGACCTTTGCCATAAATCGATAGCTTGCTGCGCTCTTAACTCCTTCCTGAATGCCCTGGTTCTGCGTGTGGATCAGGTCCATCGTAGGAAACAGTGCACTGTTCGTTTCGCCGAAGAAATCATTCCGATACTGGAATCTGGTCATGATGCCGCAATAATTCAGCTCAATAGCTGCCCTGCTCCCATCACTGAACTCGTATCGCAGATATGGCACATCATTGTACTGCATGACCTCGCATCGGTTCGGCAATGGCGTGTAAATCCCGGATGGTTCGCCGTATTCGTCATATACCGGGCAGATAAATGCGGTGTTATGTATGTCCAGAATCGTGCTCAGCCTATACATAAACTGACTCCATGTCTGGAACTGGTTCGGTCCATGTTTCAGCTTATTCTGGAGTGCCGGACGCGCAGATCCTTGCGCTTCCACCTTCAGTTTGCTGATATGCGTTGCCCTGGCGTTGATTACCGCCCGGATCAACTCTGATTCGTACACACTGCCGCCCCATGTTGTAAAATGCGGCGTGTATCCGTTCAGGAGCCGAAACGTTCCTTCGGTCCCTCTAACCTTCGGCCTATTTTTTAAAATCAAATCGAAAAGTCCCATTTCAGTCCTCATTCCGTAGTTGGTCGCCAATTTCGGCATACCACTTCTGTCTGACACACATTGCATCGAGCAATGCCGCAGTACCATCTATATGATCATTAGGCGATAACTTAACCAGCTTCCCCCTGCCTCGTTCTGTGCTCATCTTTATCGCGGAATTAAGTAAATGCACCTTCAGTAAATCATTATCCCCGATATGTATCCGGCCATCCTCCAGAAGGCCCTGCGTCTCTTGTATCACACTGTAAAGGTTTTCGCCCTGGAATACATCATCCGTCCGGAAGCCATACTGCTGCAGATCCTGAACAAGATATTGTGCACTGTACCGGTCATATCCGACCATGAGCGGCAGGATCTCGTATTTTTCCACCAGTTCTGCCATCCAGTTGAAACAGTCGTGATAATCTACGAAATTATCCCCGGACGGCTGCAATAATCCGCGCTGGATATATGCGTTATAAGGCAGGCCGTCGCGCTGTGTGGCTTCGTCAATCCGCTCCGCTGGCAGAAAGAATTTCGCGAAAACATATAGCTCGCCGTCCTTCTCGATCACCACAACCGCTGCCGTCAGGTCTCGTGTCTGAGACAAGTCAATTCCGGCAACACAATAGCTGTGTGCGAAATCCGCAATATTCAACGGATCTCCGGATGCGGCATTTACCGTCTGAGCCGGAAGCCATGCAAGGCTGCTGTTCTGCTTAATGCAGCAGTATTTTGTCAGAAACTCAGCTTTTTTCGACAGAGACCCTTCAGCGACTGCGATCTCTTCCAGAAGATAATCCACTGATACGGACACGCCCAGATTTGGATTGCTCTTCCGCAGCTCGTTTATATCGTTCCACTTCTCCACATCGTCAATCATGTAGATCAGCGGAAGCAGTCTCTTTTCCTTAGACTCACCAAGCAGGAACCGCGTCGACCGCTTGACCAGCTCGTCATATATGCCATCGTTCACGTATCCGGAAGTCGTGCAGGATATCAGCATTCCTTCCGGCCTGGCACCCATAGCAGACTTCATGA